TACAAAAGCCTTTAATCAATGGTAGTTATGGGTACGCTTAAATCAAGGAATATAAATGGCACAGGATAAAGTAGGTGGCAGTAAGATATCAAAGTTGTATGACCGGGAATCAATCCCTGGAGTAAAGTTTGATACCGCCACACAGTTAGGAGTTGTCAAAGATAATTTGAGTCCGGGCCGCGACGGCAGGCTACGTGTATGGATACCAGACTTTGGTGGTGACGAAACCAACCCACAGATGTGGCGCAAAGTTAGTTATGCCAGTCCCTATGCTGGTGTAACCTACCAACCCAGTACCAGCAAAAACAACACCTTCACCGGAACACAACACAGTTACGGCATGTGGATGGTACCGCCAGACATTGGTAACCTTGTGCTATGTACTTTTGTCAACGGTGATCCGGATCGCGGATTTTGGTTTGCTTGTGTGCCCAACCACCTCAGTAACTGGATGACTCCAGGGCTGGCCGCAGGCAATGTTGTGGACCATGCTAGTGCAAGTGCCGACATCAAAGGCAGTTTAGTTTCTCCCAATGATCCTAACCCACAGTACTTGCCTGTTAGCGAGTTTAATGAAAATGTTGAAGCCAATATCAACGGTACATTTTACAACAATGCCAAACCCATACATGAATATCAAGCCAAGGTATTGATTCGCCAAGGCCTAGACAGAGACAAAGTACGTGGTGCTATTAGTTCAAGTAGCCAACGTGAAACACCCAGTCATGTGTTTGGCATTAGCACCCCGGGTCGTGCCCTAACTAAAGATCCAGCAGATGATCCCAATTACGCAGACAAAGTGGCCGCAGGCGGAATTACTAGCGATCAATATGCTGTACCAACACGCAAAGGTGGGCATACTTTTGTCATGGACGACGGAGATGTTAATGGTATAGATCAACTTATACGGTTACGTACAAGCGAAGGTCATACCTTGTTAATGAATGACCGCGAGAACATTATTTTTATTATTAACAAAGATGGTACAAGTTGGGTTGAACTCAATGACACTGGAGTAAATGTTTATACCTCAGGAGCATTTAATGTGCGTGCCGAAGGTGACATTAACATGCATAGTGATACAAATGTTAATATACAGGCCAAAGGCAAGATCAACATGGACAGTGGTATCAGTACAAACATCACCAGTGGTCAGATCAACATTGGCGGTAGTGATGGTACATTGATATATGGGGCCAAAACAGAAATTGGCGGAGCCAGTATTACTGTTAGCAGTGACGGTAAGTTATTGGTAAGCGCCGGCGGAGCAACAACCATAGAGGGTGCAACCATAGACTTAGATGGTGGCACTGGTGGAAATTCGATAACTAATCCAGTTATTGAAAAGAATGTTGCAGCTGATGCTACTTTTGATCCAAACACCAAAGAATGGAGCGCAGTTCCGAGTAGCACACCTAGTATTGCGTCAAGTATGCCAGCACATCAACCCTGGACACGTACTGGTGCAGTTGCTCCGGCCGAGCGACAGGCACAAAGTACTATTTGCCCACCGCGCACAGGCGCACCACCGGCAAACTACAATTTCCCTGCAAAGAACAACAACAAGTTAGATCGCGGTACAGTTAAAGGCATTGCTGCCGGATGGACCACCGACGAGCCTTTCTTGACCAAAGTCAAAGACATCAGCGCCAAACTAAACTTAAACTACCTAGACATGTTGGCCTGTATGAATCTTGAAACAGGACGTACATTTGATCCTGCTATCACAAATAGTCTAGGGTATACAGGATTGATACAATTTGGTGAAGCATCGGGAGCAAAACTATGCGGCACTACCTGCGGTGATCTGAGGCAAATGGATCGTGTGACACAATGTGATTATGTATATCAATATTTTGTTAAAAATAGACTAAGCACCAAAGCACCAGAACCTAGACTAGTTGATATTTACTTGACCATATTATGGCCAGCAGCCGTTGGCAAAGCAGACGACTATGTAGTATTCCCTGCAGGCAGTAATACATATAAGGCTAATCCTGGATTTGATCCCGGAGGCAAAGTGGGATATATTACAGTAGGTATGATAGCAACATCAATCGCTACACACCTGGTAGAAGTAAAACAAGCCCTTGCTAATGCTGGCGTTGCTGGACCAGGACAGGTATCAAGTGCCAGTGGCGCCACCTGGACCGATGGTAGTGGTAGACCTATTAACTCTGGAGCGTCTGCGGGTTCAGCCGCCACAGACCAAGGAATTATAAACAGCATTGGTAAATCAGTTCAAGGCGACACATGTCCATTAGACACACTAAATGCCGCAACAACATATAACCCCAGCGGTGACGTTGGGGATATGCCCATGTTGATTGCACAACAGGTCAAGGCTATGATGGCAGAGTTAGGATACTTTGAGAGTAAATTTGCCGCAGACAAAGTTAATGGTACACGCATTGGTAAGTATCAAGTTGATGCTGCGTTGTTAAAAACTGCAGGATATGTTACTTCTGCAACTGCAACATTATCTAGTGCAGCCAGCTGGACTGGCAAAGATAAAATAACAAGCCAACAAGATTTCTTTAATGCAGTGGCATTCCAAGACATTATGCAATACAACGAATTTAAAACAAACTATCCTGCATTAGTTGCAAACGGTGGCATTAAATCGGATGATGATATTTGTACTGCTGCGGGCATGTTATTTGTAGCACATCAGTTTAGAAGTGTTGAATTGGCCAAAAAATGGCGGGACACAGATGCCGGAACAGATGCCCTGGGCAACGCTGGCGATGTTTACTTTAACCAAGGCCGTTATGCAATTGATGTACTATATGCAAGTGCAATAGCAAATCTGCCTAAGGCCGAAGTAGTAGCGACCCCTAATACTAGTGGAATTGAAATTAATAGTGTATTGCGCTTTGCTAACCAGGGATCAGGTACTCAAAGTAATTTTGATCAACTTGACAGTGACTTTAAATCTCGAATAATTAAAATGGCCAAAGATTATAAAGATAAAACTGGAACAACCATCACAATTACAAGTGCATATCGCAGTCAAGCCGACCAGGATCGCATATATCAAAGTTGGATCAATGCCGGGGGTGGACCAAATAACCCCACTGCTGGTGGTATTACTACGCCTGCTAAACCAGTTAGTCTGGGTGGCAAAGGTAGCCCGCATAACAACGGGGTAGCCATTGACAGCAGCGAATCCAAGGCTATTGCTAGAAATATAGAATTGGCACAGTATGGACTACGTTGGGGCGGAACATTCACCAAACCCGACGATGTGCATATCCAATTAGCCAATGTAACCCCATAAATACTAGACTATGGCAAAAACACTATACAGAGGCTTCAGCACAGTTAATCGCAACAAAAAATTCCGTGTCACAAACGCGGAGTTAGTAAAGCAAGACTTGATTAATCATTTCAGTGTGCGTAAAGGCGAAAAGCTCATGCAACCCAACTTTGGAACCGTTATATGGGACTTATTATTTGAGCCCTTAACAGATCACCTGGAACAATTGGTCATTGACGATGTTAAAAGAATTGTGGGATACGATCCTAGAGTTGGTATTAAAAACATCAATCTTACCACCCAGGGAAACGGTATCCAAATTGAAATTGATTTACTATACATACCCACTAATCAAGCAACTACTCTTAGCCTGCAATTTGACGCAAATTCAGCTCGATTAACACGCGGTTGATGCACTAATAAACTACGTAGTTTAAAATTACAATAAATATATAATAACGGATATATTTAGATGTCAATAACCACACGTCAAACAAATTTATTGGTAAACCAAGATTGGACAAGGGTTTACCAAACTTTTAAACAGGCCGACTTCCAAAGTTACGACTTTGAAACTCTACGTAAGTCAATGATTGACTATTTACGTACTTACTACCCTGAAGATTTTAACGACTTTACAGATTCTAGCGAGTATATTGCGCTAATTGATCTTATTGCATTCTTAGGACAGAGTCTTGCATTTCGTACAGACTTAAATGCCCGAGAAAACTTTTTTGACACTGCCGAGCGTCGTGACAGCATTCTTAAATTAGCACGACTAATTAGTTATAACCCTAAACGTAATATTGGTGCCAGTGGCTATCTAAAAATTGATAGTGTTAGCACCACTGAGAATGTATATGATAGTAATGGATTAAACCTAAGTAATCTGTTGATCTCTTGGAATGATACTGCTAACCCGGACTGGCAAGAGCAATTAACCACAATATTAAACGCCTCCTTGGTCAACAATCAAGCAATCGGCAAACCTGGTAATAGTCAAAGCATTGGTGGAATCGCTACAGATGAATACGGTATAAATTTACCACCAAATGTTCTTCCACGTTATAGTTTTAATGCAATAGTTGAAAATTCTTCTCTGGGCTTTGAAGCAGTCAGTGCCACCAGCAGTGGAAAGACCTACATATATGAGCCAAACCCCATACCCACTGGGAAGTTTAATATTCTTTATCGTAATGATAATCTAGGAAATAACAGCGTCAATACTGGATACTTTTTGTACTTTAAACAAGGCGCATTAGCCACCGAAGACTTTAATCTTCAACAAAGCATGCCTAACCGTGTGGTCAATGTCAACTTTAATAACATCAACAATGATGATGTTTGGCTATACCAATTGGGCGTAACTGGTGCTCCCTCTACTGCCTGGGCCAAAGTTCCTGCGGTTGCTGGTATTAATGTGATTTACAATCAAAGCAATAATAGAAATTTATACCAAGTTAATAGTCGCAACAATGATCAAATTGACCTAGTATTTGGTGACGGCAGTTTTGCCAATGTGCCACAAGGTGTTTATAGACTGTATTACAGAACCAGCGCCGGCCGCCAATATAAAATTACACCTGACGAGATTCAAAGTGTAACTATACCAATAACTTATGTAAGCCGAAACAATGTAGTAGAAACATTGACAGTGACTGCGAGTCTGCACTATACTATTACCAACTCAAAGACACGCGAGAGCATAGAAAATATTCGTGCCAAGGCACCTGCACAGTACTATACACAAAACCGTATGATTACGGGCGAAGATTATAACATCTTTCCCTATACTAACTTCAGTAACATTTTAAAAGTTAAAGCAGTTAATAGATCAAGTTCAGGTATTAGTCGTTTCTTAGATGTATTAGATGTAACTGGAAAATATTCTAGTACAAACATTTTTGGTGGTGATGGTATGTTGTATAAACAAAGCCCAAAATCAAGTACGGTATTTGGGTTTTCTACTATCAGAGATATCTACGAAGTAATTTATAATATTGTTAATCCTCTTTTAGAGGGCAACGACCTATTACATTTTTACTATGAAAAATATCCTCGCTATGCCTACTCAAATACCTATTGGGCACGTAGTACTGCATCTAGTAATAGCAGTACTGGATACTTGGTAAACGGGTCAAGCACTCGTTACCAAATTGGTCTTGGGGTTGCAAGTAATTTAAAATATGTCACCACCGGATCATTATTAAAGTTCACTGCTGGTACCAGTAAATTCTTTGATGCACAAAATCAAATTCAAACAGGAACGCCATTATACTCGGGGGAAACCGCATACCTTTGGGCGGCAGTGGTCAGTGCCAATGCCGGAGTACCAGTTCAGTTAAGCCAGAACATTCCAACTAATGCAGTATTAGATACTATCATACCTGTATTTAAAACGTCATTGCCTAGCGCAACATTTATCACACAGTTAGTGAGCCAGTTGCAAAGTTACCAAAATGTTGGGTTGACTTATAATGCCAGTACTCAAAGTTGGCAAGTAATTTTAGCAAAAGATTTAAACATCACCAATACTTTTAGTCTAACAAATCAAGGCGACCTAACCGGTACTGGTGCAGACAGCAGTTGGCTTGTGGCGTTTACCTATAATGGTATCAACTATAATTTATCACATCGCGGAACTCAATATGTATTTCAAAGTGTTGCAGAAACACGTTTTTACTTTGATCCAGATGTTCGTACATTTGACAGTAAAACTGGTCTTACACTAACTGATCAAATCAATGTATTAAAAACAAATAGTCAACCCGATACGACTAGTCCAATTGGAATAGATCAACGCTGGTATATCTATGACAGCGTCGTACAAACTGATGGCTACGTTGACAATACACAAATACTAGTTACATTCCCTGACGACAATAATGATGGTGTTCCAAACGATCCCGACCTATTTACAAACATAGTGGCACCCACAGTGAATACCGGTAAAAAGTACGTGTTCTTTAAGCAAGCCACTAATACAGATAATTTCATTACCACAGTACCAGTGGATAACACTACGATTGTTACTGGTTATGCCACACAAAGTGCCATTACTGCCAATTGGACACTATATCTAAGTGGACAAATATTTTATGCAACAACTGAAGATGCATTTTATCAGTTGTCGATAAGTGCGACTAACACCAGAACTCTTACAAAATTAACAAATTATGCTGCACAAGTTGGTCGTCAAGGTATGTCATTTCAATATAGACACAATAGCCCCAATGATCGACGCATAGATCCAAGTCCCAATAATATTATGGATTTGTATATACTAACTACACAGTATTCTTCTGACTACTTGTCTTATATACAAGACACTACAGGAACAGTTGCTGAACCAGCATTGCCTACAAATGATACGTTAAAAACTGAGTTTGGTAGTGGAAGTACTAGCCTTGAAAACTATAAAGCACTAAGCGATACTATTGTGTATAACCCAGGCAAATACAAGCCCTTATTTGGTGCAAAAGCACCCGCTAATTTACAGGCAACGTTTAAGATTGTAAAAAATCCCAATGTTAATGTCAGCGATAATGATGTTATTAGTAGCACAGTATCTGCAATTAACAGATATTTTGACAGTGCCAATTGGGACTTTGGTGATACATTTTACTTCAGTGAACTAAGCACTTACTTACATAATGCCTTGGCCCCTAATGTGGCCAGTATTATTATTGTACCTAGTAATACTGATGTTGCGTTTGGCGGATTAATGCAAATTAATGCTAGTCCGAATGAAATAATGGTTAGTGCGGCTACGGCCACAAATGTACAGATCATCTCAGCAATTACGGCTGCACAAATTAATCAAACTCTTGCAGGATTAGGTATTATAATATAATATGGCACAAATAAAGACCAGCAACTTTTTACCCGAAGTATTTAAAACTGATACAAATAAAAAGTTCTTAAATGCTACCCTAGACCAATTGGTAACACAACCAGACCTACGCAATGTCAATGCGTACATAGGTCGTAAGTTTGCACCAACATTTAAGAGTACAGATAATTATCAACCAGAACCCACTACCCAACGTCAAAATTATCAACTTGAACCAAGTGTAGTTGTAAAAAATAAAACTACGAACCAGACTGAATTTTTTAGCAGTTACATTGATTTGTTACAACAGGTTAAACATTATGGCGGAATTACAGATAACCAAAGCCGTATGTTTTCTGGGGAAAGTTATAGTTTTGACGGGTTATTTGATTTTGACAAATTTGTTAACTTTAACCAATACTATTGGCTAACAGACGGACCCGATTCGGTTGATGTATACGGGTCACAGATTCCCACTGCACAAACATTTACAGTAACACGTAATCCCACTAGTGGTAGTTATTTGTTTTCTACTGCCGGATCTGTAGAAAATCCTTCTATTAGACTTGCGTATGGTGGCACATATAAATTTGTAGTTAATCAACCTGGTTTTCCTTTTTGGTTGCAAACTTCGGCTGGCACCACTGGCACAAAAGATAACCAAACGAATTTATCAAGTCGTGACATTCTTGGTGTAGAAAATAATGGCACTGATGTCGGTACCATAACATTCAGAGTTCCACAACCAACTACACAAGATTACTATGTGCGATTAACTCTTGCTGGCTCAGCAGACCTAAGTACCACCCTCCATTATAATCAAATACACGGTCAACGACTAAGTCAAATTATTGCTTCTAGCGAAAACGGATTTGATGGAGTAACTGCCCCAACACAAATTAATCTTAAGTCACTGATTTTTGTTAATGGAGATGTTGACCCCAGTTACTGGACTACGGGCAGCACAACAGTCCCTGTTGAAAAACGTCTAAATGCTTGGATTATTACACTAAACAACGATGCTGATCCTATTGTTACATTAAATCCATTGGCGCAAGCATTTTCTATATTGCCCTTACAAAAAGTTTTTGTACGCGGAGGATTGTCGCGTGCCGAATATAGTTACTACTTAACTTCTGATTATTTGCTAGATAATGTCTATAAAACAGTACCTAACATTACTGCACCATTGACTAACTTATTTTATCAAGATGGCGTTGGATCTACCTTTGTTGGGCAAATTGATTTATTGGCCATTGATAATATTACTTTTAACATAGACGTAGATATAATAGGAAAAACATCTTACAAAAGCCCCAATGGGGTTGTGTTTACAAATGGATTAAAAGTTAAATTTGACTCTACTGCACTACCTGCGACCTACGCAAATAACACGTATTATGTTGATGGTGTTGGTACTGAGATACGATTATTAGACATAAACACATTTATCACTCCCGAACCTTATGCGGTAAACGGCATTGACACACAAGATTACATTACCATCAATCGAGGAAGTCGAGACTTAAATCCGTGGAGTCGTAGTAACCGTTGGTTCCATATTGATGTGATTAATGCAACAGCAAAATATAATAAAACAACATCACTGATTAATCAAAATCTTCGTTCCAATAGACCAATCATCGAATTTGATGCTGATCTTCAGCTCTACAACTTTGGGCAAGTTGCCAAAACACCAGTGGACCTATTAGATTTTGGTATCACTGATGCTAAAAACATAGTTGAATTACAACCGCAAGGGTATACCATTGGCGGGGTAGTATTGGCTCAAGATATGCGTATTGTTTTTGCCAATGACTTTGACCCAACAGTGCGTAATCAGATTTATAAAGTTGACATTGTATACATACAAAACTTAACCAGTAATGTTGTTAATTTAGTGCCAGCCACTGATTATGAAGTTGATATCAATAATAACCTAGTAGTAACACAGGGTCCTAATAAAGGAATAGAGTATTATTACAATGGTACTACTTGGGTTGCTGGACAGCAAAAGAATGGGGTTAATCAACCACCTGTTTTTGATGTTATAAATACCCTTGGGTATAGCCTGTCTACCCTAGCAGACAGTACGTTTGTTGGTACAAAGATATTTTCTTACCAGCACGGTAATGGGGTTGCTGACCCAGTACTGGGTTTCCCTCTAAGTTATCGTAGTTTTAACCAAATTGGCGACATCCAATTTGATAACAATTATGACGCCGACACAATCAGTTATACTGATGATACTGGTACAACTGTAACACGTAATCTTAATACTCTTGGCACGTTGCAACAAAATAAGTCGTTAACCTCTTATGCTTTACGCAACACCTGGGTTACCAACAAAGAGAAAAGTAAGCAATTTCAGATCATTGACGGAGTATACGATGGTCAGAATAGTTATTTTAAGATTGATATTGTAAAAAACATTGAGACAACAAGTCCTTATTTTAAAGTTTACATTAATAGTAACCCAACTAGTAATTACGAATTAGTTAACGTTGGGGTTGTATCATATGTTCATATCACCGACTCTACACTTATTACTGGCGACCAAATTGATATATTGATATATAGTGATACTGTTAGTAAGTTGGGATATTACGAAATTCCAAGTAATTTAAATTTAAATAGCGAAAACGCAAATTTTTCAAGCCTAACATTGGGGCAGTTGCGTAACCATGTAACAACGGCGGTGGGCAATAGCACACAAGTAGTTGGATTGGTCCCCGGCGACAGTAATCTAAGAGATATTGCAATCAAAGCCCAAGGTGGCAGTATTTTGCAACACGCTGCCCCAATATTATACAGTGAATTATTTTTAGTTGATAAAGATGCTAGTTTTATTAAAGCCATTAATTTAGCACGTCACGAATATAATAAAATAAAAAATAAAATACTTGAAGTAAGTGCAAGAACCGCTGGGCTAGATTATACAAATATACCATTGCTGCTTGATACTGTATTAAAAAATATTAATTCAGTTAAGAATAAATCGTTCTCTTGGTATTACAGTGATATGGTGCCGTACGGTGATATTAAAAATACAATTTCCTATACTGTACTAAGTGAAGAAATTGTTGATTATGAAATATCAAGCGTGTTCAGTGATGTCACATTGAGCAATAATGCAGTATTAGTATACTTAAATAATGTTCAATTAACTAAAGGTGTTGATTATCAATTTGATACTAACCGTGCTGGAGTAACTATTTTGACTCCGTTAGTCATTGGCGACATTCTTACTTTTTATGAGTATAGTAATACAGACGGGAATTATATCCCAGAGACCCCAACAAAGTTAGGATTGTATCCCAAGTTTACTCCAACTAAGTTATACGACACCACCTACCAAGTCCCTGTGTATGTAATACAAGGACATGATGGATCAATGACACCAGCATTTGATGACTACCGCGATGATTTATTGTTAGAGTTTGAGAAACGGATATATAACAACATCAAAGTTGATTATGCTAAAAATGTATTCGACATTTATAATTACCTGCCGGGTAAATTCCGTAATACGGACTACAGTAACAAAGACTTTACACAGTTATTGACCAACAGCTTTTTACAATGGGTAGGAAGCAATAGAGTTGATTATATCAGCAACAGTTACTTTGTTGCCAGTGAGCCATTCACTTGGAATCATAATAAATTTACAGACTCGATCAATGGCGAGTCTTTGGTTGGGTATTGGCGAGGTATTTTTAAATACTTCTACGATACTGATCGTCCTCATACTCATCCCTGGGAAATGTTGGGATTCACTGAACAACCCTCTTGGTGGGAAAAACGTTACGGTCCAGCACCCTACACTGGCGGCAACCTAGTTCTGTGGAATGATTTAGAAGCAGGATATGTTTGGAATAACGGAGATAGTTATACCGACACTCGTTTTGCACGCCCAGGACTAACGTCATTGAACATTAACGGATTTATACCAGTAGATGATACAGGTGCTTTACGTGCTCCTACAGAAATGTTGGTTAAACGATTTAACAGTAACACAGCTGCTGGCAATTTTAAAATAGGTGATGTTGGTCCAGTTGAAGCTGCATGGAGACGTAGCAGTGACTATCCTTATGCAATGCAACAAGCACTGGCATTGAGTCATCCTGCATTTTACTTTGGGTCATTGCTTGACGTTGGTAATTACTATAAAAATACGCAACTAAACCAATACATCCTAAGTGATACGCTACAACGTATAACTCCAGACACTGTGCGACTTAACGGAAAAACTACCAATGGGGTAACACTTCGTTCTGCAAGTTATGTTAATTGGATTTGCGAGTATCTTCGTAATCAAGGAATTGATCCTTTTGTAAAAGTTGGCGCATATTTAAGTAACGTCAATATACAATTGGCATATAAAGTTGCCGGGTTCACTGATCAAACATTTATGGATGTGATTGCAGAACAAAGTAGTCCGTCAAGTACAAACAGTGGAGTAATAATTCCTAAAGAAAACTATACAATAGAGTTGTATAAATCTACGCCCACAAAGACGGTTGTATATAGCGGTGTAGTAGTTGAACGTACAGGAACCGGATATACCATTAGTGGATTTGATATTGATAATCCTTACTTTACAATAATTCCAAGTTTAGCAAATAACAATTCTTATCCAATAAGAGTAAACACTGATACAGCTATAATTTATAGTAATTACCAAAAATACAAAGTAACTATTCCATACGGATTTGAGTTTACTAGTAGACAACAAGTTGTTGACTTTCTAGTAAGTTATCAACGATACTTAAAAGGCGTTGGATTTCAATTTACTGAAAAAGATCCAGACATGGAATTACAACGCGATTTCTTGTTAAGTATTAGAGAATTCTTAACTTGGGCTCAGCAGGGATGGGGTGCTAAGAATGTAATTGTGTTAAGCCCAGTATTGAGTACTGTTAAACTAGTCACTAAAACTGGGGTCATTGACCAAATTGAAAATCAACCTACGCTAACCCGGGTCATTGATACTAGTTATAACTTCATTAAGTATAGTCAATTGAGTGTAAGCCGTGACAATACAGCCAACGGCAATACATTTAAGTTAGTAGCATTGGGGGGTCAAACTATTGCACTTGTTAAACTTGATGTAGTTGAGTACGAACACGTAATCGTATTTGACAACAAAACAGTTTTCAATGATGTTATATATGTTCCTGAACTTGGAAACAGACAATACAGACTTAAACTTGTTGGCAAGAAAACTGGAAGCTGGACAGGGGCATTGAATCCTCCGGGCTTTATTTACAATAGTACCACAGTCGACACTTGGCAACCAAATAAAGATTACCAATTCGGCAGTTTGATTAGATACAAAAATAATAATTATACTGCAATTCAAGATGTAGTTGGTGATGCATCATTTAATCCCAATTATTGGAGTCAGTTAAGTGCAACTGAATTAAAGACCGGATTGCTTCCCAACTTTAGTTATAACGCAGATAAGTTCAATCGATTCAACGATGTCGATAATCCTGAACTATTGGGAGAATTTGATTTATACAGCGCCAGTGCAATCGGCTTCCAGCCACGTAGTTATCTAACAAACTTTGGAATTGACCTAACAACACAGTCCAAGTTCTATCAAGGATATATTCGTGAAAAAGGAACTATAAACGCAGTTAATGCATTTACAGCAGCAGGCTTCAATGGTGTAACCAGCGAAATTAACTTATATGAAGAATGGGCAATGCGTGTTGGGGAGTACGGTGCTCTTGAAAACAATAAATTTGTTGAGGTCATACTACCTGAAAGTACATTCAATAGTAGTCCCGCTACGCTAACACTATTACCGAATAATGCAGTCGCAGATACTGGAATAGTTGGGTATACTCCAACTCATGTGTTTAATAGTACACACGACTATATACCTAAAATTTACGGCAATAGAAATCGTAGTAGTCTGTACGAGAATGACATAGAAACCGCCGGATATGTTACCCCGGCAGACATTGGTATTACAACATTTGATATCAATGACTATACTCAATTGTCACCTTACCTGTCAACTATTGGTATAGGACAAACTATTTGGTGTGCCAAAGATACCAACGGATCTTGGAATGTATATAGAGTTTCAGAGACATTGTTGTCAATTAGAAATATTTCCTATAATGTTGATAACATAGGAACAGTTACACTAAATGCACCGCATAATTTATCATACGGTGATATTATTATTATCAAAGGGTTTGACGTAAGACTTGACGGATTCTATAAAGTTTATTCTGTTGGCACGCCGCTAAAATTTGACATAGTATTATTTGGGCAAAGTGCAGCACAACTTAAATCTGCTCTAACTGTAACTGGAACTGGCACGTTATTTAAGTTACAAAGTTCTAGAGTTACTGCGGCGGTTGACATAAGCAGCATTACACCATTACAAGGGTGGCTAGATAATGACAAATTATGGATTGATAACGATACTGCTACTGGTGGTTGGTCAGTCTATAATAAGAGTACTCCTTGGAGTGGAAATATTAGTTACTTAAACCCTAGCATGAAACTATCTACAAATAATGCAGTTACTAATGCAGGATTTGGTACGGTAACTGCAATTAATTCTAGCGGTACTTTTGCAGTTGCCAGTATGCCGTTAAACGGAAACGGCAATGTCATTGCGTTTGTATCTAATATTTCAAACGGAAATGTGTTTACACAAGTTGCCAATATTGGCGCACGTAGTGCAAACACCGTAAGCAAATTTGGAGCCAGTTTAGATACCGCTGGAAACTTATTGTACATTGGTGCCCCGGGTAACGGCAGTACAGAATATGGTCGCGTACACATACACCAATTCGACGGAAATGCCAGTTTCCCTTGGACACAAACATTATCGAGCCCGTGGAGCAGCAACACCGGAGATGCATACGGAACTAGTATAAGTGCCAGTACTGATGGCTCTTGGTTATTTGTTAGCGCACCTAATGCAGGTAATGTATATGTATATCATGCTAATACCTCAAGTTATTACAGTTATGCCAACACCATTACAGTAGGCAGTAGTGCTTATTCGCAATTTGGTCGCACAGTTAAAACAACCAGTGATGCAAGCCAAACAGTTATTAGTGCACCATATCAAACAGTCAATGGAAAAACGGCCGCAGGTGCAGTTTACATATACGATCGTAGTATAGAAACATTCGTTGCCAATGGCACCACATACTTGACCAAGTATCCTGTTACCAGTACTACACTAAAAGTAACGGTAAATGGTAATGTTGTCACAACTGGGTTCACCGCCAATGCCAACGCAGTTGTATTCTCAAATGCACCCGTAATTGGTAGTGTGATCAACGTTGAAACCAATAAGATTCAGTTACTGGAACAGTTGACATCGCCGAATCCAACTAGCGGTGCAGCATTTGGATTGACAACTTATATCTCGGGCAACGATGCTGATGTTTACGTAGCAAGCCCTGGATATACAACACCCGGATACTACAGTGGAATTGTTTACAGATTTGTAAATCAAGGTGCCAGTTACGGCACAATTACAGGAGCAAACTTTGCCCCCGCAGTAACATCAGGTGATAGCATACGTATCAATGGCATTGACGTAGTGTTTACAGGCACCAACGCCACAGTGGTTGCTACAAATATCAACAGTGCAAATATTGTTGGCGTCACAGCATCTGTGACTTCAACTGGTAATTTACGCATTACAAGCAATGTCACAACACCTTATCAAAAGTTAGTAATCACTCCTGGTGCTGGTACTGCTATTGCGGATTTAGGGCTCAATGTATATGCTAACGTACAAGCAATACTGCACCCATTGATGGATGATGTAACTTCCTTTGGTAGTCAAGTAATATCAACACCAGATGGCTCAATGGTGGCTATATCGGCTGTTGGTGGCGGGTCCTATAATGAGATAACCGTTGATCAAAATAGTACATTGTTTGACTATGGATCAACTACGTTTGCAGATAGTGTACAAGGGTCCGGCGCAGTATATGTTTATGGATTAGTAAACGGCTCGTTCTCAAGTACTGCCCAAGATCAGTATGTTCTAGTGCAAAAATTGCAAAATACAAGCATTGTACAGAACGACCAATTTGGATATAGTTTGGCCATGACTGGCAACACCATGTTGGTGGGCGCCCCTGGCGATAGCAGTACATTGACCATTGACACTAATAGTGGTGCGTATGTGCCACTGACAAACTCTGGAACTTATTACACTTATAATAACTTTTCAGGAAATGTTGGTTGGGACGTGATTAGTGCTGAACAACCTAGAGTTGATCTTGATACTGTTGGTAATTTCTATTTGTATAATAAAGATACACAGGTAATTATACGCCATTTAGATTATATTGATCCTGCTAAAGGTAAAATACTTGGCGCCGCACAACAAGACCTAGATTATATTACAGCATATGACCCTGCAGTTTATAATGCAGTTGGTGGAATTGACACAGTGCCAAACTTGCCCAATAGTTTAGACTTCCATTGGGGTAAAGAGCAAAAATCTAAGACTTGGTGGAATATCGACAAAGTTCGTTATTTGAATTATGAACAAGGCAATTTAACTTATAGATCAAATAACTGGGGTAGACTATTCCCGGGTAGCGTAGTACAGGTTGCTGAATGGGTAGAAAGTCGAGTCCCACCTAGTGCCTATACAGGATCGGGTACTCCTTTGTATCCAGATAATAGTGCATATTCTATTGTAACTACCGTAAATCCTGACTCTAAAGAATATGTTAGTTACTATTATTATTGGGTAACTGGCAAAACCAGTCTGGAACCAGAAAGCAATCATCAAAGCACAATCAGTACTATTGCTGATGTCATTGAAAACCCACAGTCACAAGGTATAGCATACGCCGCGGCTATTAGAGATGATGCTATAAGTTTATATGGTGTAACTGACATGCTCAGTGGGAATACAACAGTTCTACATGTTGACTATGATACACTAAAGAATACAAATTTAATTCACAGTGAGTATCAATTAATTGGCGAAGGCAATGATAATAGTAATATTCCAACACGTATTATCAATAAACTAATAGACAGTCTAAGTGGTATAGATGCTATGGGCAACCCTGTGACCCCGCTGGACGTCAACGGCAACTATGTGTTACCGCTACAACAACGCATTGGACTAGATAAAAATCAAACAGTTGTTGTTAATAGACGAGAAGCATTAAAGAATCTTTTTGAGTACATCAACAATACATTTATACAATATCCC